ATGGTGTGCAGACGTAATATACTTTTTTTCATTGGAAATGGCTTCGACCTAAACCTAGGGTTAAAGACAAGCTACCGTGACTTCTTATCCTCTAGAAAAATCGCAAAATATATTGAATCGATGCCTGAAAATTCGATATGGGCAAAACTCGGTTCAGAAATGAAAAAAGATCGAAATAGCGGAGTACAACTTTGGGCTGATTTTGAAAAGTATTTAGGCGAAACTATACCTAAATGGTCTGAGGTTCATAGTTTTTCGTCGCTTTCGGGTTTTGTCAAAGACTTCGAGTCTAAACTTAACGATTATTTAAAAGAGCAAATCGAGCAAATTGACTATAGTTGTGCCAATGAAATTATAGAGATGTTGCTCACGATTGCAGAAATTTCAACTGATCCACCAAACATATCTGATTATGATTTGTTTTTTATAAACGCAAATTTTACTGATACTCTGGATAGTTTCGCTGTGTCGGCTGGCATATCTTGTGACAATATTGTTCACGTTCACGGGAGAGTTGATGATGAAGAACTTTTTATTGGTGTCGACAATGAAGCACAATTCGACATTAGATTTAGACAAAACCAAAGAATTGGCTCACTTATTAAATCAGAAATGAGGCAACATTATGGACACGAAGCCACGATTAACAAATGGATAAATTGCGCTGATGAAATAATTATATTCGGGATGGCTCTTGGTGAAACTGACAAAACATTTTGGCGAATAATTGAAGAGCGAGCAGAGATGCATCGCAATTGCAAATTAAAAATTATTGATATTACTATGAATCGTAAACCGAAAGAAGATCGTGTTTTAGAAATTAGGAACAAGTTTCTTCTTAATTCTGGATTAATGGCTTCTCGTTACTACGATTTATTTCTACAGCAACAAATGATCAATGTGATATTAATAAACAGAAGATTATTTCGTAACGTTATGAATGAAGCAAAAAAATTAAAAGCAACGCAAGCAGATAACACTAAGTCAACTAACATTTCTGAACAATGCAACACTAATGGCAATGCAAAGATATTTAGATTTGGGAGGTTGGAAACCGAATCAATAACAGGCAATATTTCATTCGACTTTGATTATGTTGGCGATGATGCAATAGAATGGGTATTTGTAAATGATAACTTCTATTGCACTCGCAATCTCATTAAAGATATTGATTGGATAGCTCTTAATAAATGTTTTAACTTTAATGATGCAAGTAACTATGTTAGGGTTGAAATAAATGGAAATAATTACAGAATACGTTTGCCGTATGGAGGCATTAATTATCATACCAAAATTAATCAGTTCCCTTATTATGTAGGGGGTATCACTGAATCAAATGAAATGTCTGAATGGGATATGATAATATGCAATCAAGCCAATATATCAAAACTTCCGAATACAAATAACGCCACGGGTAGGCATGATCGTGAACATAACGATTTCTGGGATTGGTGCTGTATATACAGTTGGTGCATGGAAAAAACTAGACTGAAAGATGTTGAAGGAATAGTTGTTCGTGGGTGGTATTTATCAAATAATTACTATTCGCTACCACCTACAAAAAAGAATTTAGCTATTGGTTTTCGACCCGTACTTGAACTATGCAAATAATTACCCATACACTGTGCTACAGCGGTTTCTTTAATAACGCAAACCGTTGTTCTAAAATTTCTGCATGAATTCCCATATCCTTACGTTGCAAACGGCTGATTATGGAATTCGAAACCGCCACCCGGTAAAATATGACAGGCTCAGAGTTGTTGGTTGGCTGGGTTTCCGAATATAGGATACCATCCGCAAACCCCAACTCCACCGCTTTTTTCGCATTGAAGCATGACTCTGCATCCATTAATTGGCTTATTTGGGCGCGAGGCATTTTCGTTTTGGATTCGTATGCATTCACGATTCCTTCTTTAATTTCATCCAACATCGCCTTCGTGCGGAGCATTTCCGCGCCGTCACCGATAGCTATTGTTGCCGGGTTATGTATCAGCATATAAGACACAGGGGACATTAAAATCTCATCCCCTGCCATTGCAATCACCGATGCGGCAGAAGCTGCCATTCCGTCAATTTTAACCGTCACCTTGCCGGGATATTCTTTCAGCATGGTATAAATCTGTGCGGCGGCAAAGACATCACCACCGGGGGAATTTATCCAAACAGTGATATCCCCTGCGCCGGATAACAATTCGGATTTAAACGCTTGCGGCGTAACGTCATCGCCAAAACCCCACGCTTCATCGGCTATTGCCCCATTCAAATATAAACAGCGGTCATCGCCGGATTCGTTTTTTACCCATCGCCAAAAATGATTCATGCCCTGCCTCCAAAATATGTTATACTCATATTTATTCAGACAGGGCATGATTTATTTGCTAAAAATCGTTAAACTCAATATCGCCAATCACAATTTTTCTGTGTGTACCCGGTATTTTTTCACCATGCACAATAATCTTTTTGACGAATTTCTGTACAAACTTTAACCGCTTGTCGTTATTCAAAGTCTGCCAGTTTGCCTTGAAGTTAGCCACAATTTCCCGTTTGTCGATGCGTGTTGTCTTTGCCGTTTCGTTGTTTTCCAATTGGGTCATTCGTGCATCCAATTCCACGCGCCGCTGATTGCTGATTTTAACCATGCCTTGGTATGTGTCGAAGTCAATGGTGTTTGCGACAAAGAGGCTCATTATCTCCTCAATTTTCCGCTCCACTTGCCGAAGTTCAATGGCTATGGTTTCCATTTCAGCGGCATGGTCAATTTTAGGGGTTGCCGTGTCGGGATTAGTTTCTGTAAAATCTGCGTAATTTTCAATGTACTGTGCAAAAGCGCGTTCTAATCGGGCATGGCTAATTTGCACCCAATTGGTGCAAGTTGTTGTTCGGTTCAGCACGGAATTTGTACAGCGATAACCGGGGTTTGCACCAACCTTTTTCCCGTTTTCGTCTGTCTTGTAATTCCATTTTGATGAATACTTGCCACCACAGACAGGGCAATATAAAACTCCGCAAAAGTACACACCACTTGTTGGACGCTTTGTGTGTGTTATTTTTTGCATTTTCTGCAATTTATCCTGTACTTGGTTGAATGTTTCATCATCAACAATTTGTTCATGATGCCCATCGACTTCAAAATATCGAGATTCATCGTTTACACCATAGCGGACTTTCCCAACATAATTTGGGTTGGTTAATGTTTGCCGAATAATAATGTTGCTCCATGTTTTTCCCTTTTTTGTTGAAATATTTTGTGCGTTGAGGACTCTGGCGATATGGTGCTGGGTATAATCGTCATGCAGAAACATATGGTATATTCGCCGCACCACTTCCGCTTCCTCCGGCACTATCGTTTGCATTTTTTCGCCTCTTTTTCTGTCGTAGCCATAAGAAGCATATGTGCATAGACTATGCCCTTCCCGTGCCTTTCGCTCGAAACCAAGCCGTAAACGTTCTGCTAAATTCTCGCGTTCAAATTCGGCAAAGATTCCCACTATTTTGAGGAACATTCTGCCTGTGGCTGTGCTTGTATCAATCGCCTCCGTTATCGACACTTAAAAGACACGTTGTTTCTGCTATGGAAAAATCGAAGTTTCCGTATTTTTTATTTACGTCTACTTCAAGAGGATTTCCAATATTTAATATTATATCAAGTTTTATGCGCTCCCTGTCATTGTCTATTTTCGATACATAGACCTTTTCAATTAGGAGTTTAACAAAATCGTCAATGTTGCTATCGAAAGTTATTTCCTTTGCCAACTCCTGCTTGATATAGTCTACATTGTTTTTAACGAGTTTGTTTTTGCGTATTTCCTCTTCGATTTCTTCCAGTTCTATTTTAGACTTATCCATATGCAAATTTAATTCTTGGTTGCGCTCGTGAAATTCTTGTTTTGTTATGAATCCGTCAATGCTTAGCTCCAAAAGTTTATCTTTCTTTTGTCGGATTTTTTCTTGCGCTTGCTTTATGTTTGAAATTTCCGCTTTATAATCATGCCCAATTTGCGCCTTTTCGTAAAGCTCTAACAATCCGCTAATTATAACGTCCTTTTGGTTTATGACGTTCTCTAAGATGTGCTTAAAAACTGTGTCTAGCTCGCCTTCTGCAAGAATGGGGCTTTTACAACCTTTTACCCCGTTACGCAGATATTTACTACACGCCCAAACAAGGTCTGTTTCTGCGCCGTGTGCCTGCCGACCTATGAAATGTGGTGTCATGTTCGACACAATATAAAATACCGCTGTATGTGTGTCTGTGCTTGAATACGTCCTTGTTTTCTCGCTTGTCCATAATGCTCTTTGAGCGTTTATCTAAAATTGCATTAGCCTTTTCCCATAATTCTTCTGAAACAATCGGCGGTATTTTGTCTTTGCATTCAAATACAACCCATTCTTCCTTGGGAATATAAACGGTCTTTTTCGTTTTGTAGTCCAGTGTTCGGACGGTGTTTGTCCTGTAATATCCTTTGTATTTCGGATTTTGTATTATGTTTTTAAGGGCTGTGTTTTGAAATAGTGTGCCTTTGCTTGTCATATATCCTTTTTCGGCTAACAAATTCGCCACGGTATGAAAACCATAATCGCCTGTAGCATACAAATTGAAAAGCTCTCTAACCATTTTAGCTTGTTCCTCGTCAATATACAATCGACCATTCTCCACTCTGTAACCCCAAATCATGCTATTGCCCAAAACGAACTCTTTTTCTACTGCCCGTTTCAACCCGAACCGCACTCGCTCCGAGAGTTTCCGCACCTCTTCTTGCGCCACGCTTGACATAATAGTCAATCGCAATTCACTATCAGGCAGAATTGTATTTATATTATCAGATTGAAACAACACGCCCACGCCGTAAGATAATAGCTCCTGCGTGTATTTTATACTATCAAGTGTGCTTCTTGAAAATCGGGAGATTTCTTTTGTTAGAATTAAGTCAAACTTTCCGTTTTTTCCATCATCAACCATGCGCAAAAAATCCTCACGCTTTAATGTGCTTGAACCGCTTATGCCCTCGTCAATGTAACCTTTTATGTATGTCCAATTTGTAACATCTTTTATATATTTCTCAAAATACATTATTTGATTTTCAAGTGAGTTTAACTGCTCGTCCCTGTCGGTTGAAACCCTCGCGTAAAATGTTACTTTAAGTGGCATATCGTAAATGCTTTTACCGCTCATAAGCTCGTTTCTAATTTTGTATAAATCCATAAAATCACCCTTTCTTGGTTGCCTTTATCTTTTGTATGGCTTTTAATAATTCGTTTGTAATTGTTTCATATGTAACCCTATCAATTACACCTTTGTCATATAGTCGGCGGTTTAATATCTGCTGTATTTCTAACTGCATTTTATCGTTTGTAAGGATTTTTGCAGTTTTCGCGCTCATACAATCTCCTTAAATATCTTGTTTATACAAGCTATTCAAGCGATTGCTTGTATTATTCATTTACATTAAACCCTCCTTTCCTTGCCGAAAATATATATGCCCTTTCTTTGCTTAACTACAACAGCACAAAAATAAAACAGGCTGTCAATGGCGGTCTTGACCGTTCATCTTGACCATTGATAGCCTGTTTTGCTTTTTGTTATCCTCTCGTTTAGCAAAGAGGGGAACGCCCATCTTCGCCGCGATGCCCCAGCGGTTGTCAAGGGTGGGTTTTCCCTTGACAGCCTTTGAAGCCCAAGAAAAGTTAGGGTGGCATATTTGCGCTCCTCACAAATATGCCCCTTTTTTAACTCCCTTTTTTCTCTGCCATGCGTTTTGCTATTCCAATGACAACAGCACAGAGCAAGAGCTAATTTAGATTGTTCAAAAAATAGATTATCAATTGATATACAAACCATAATTGTAAGATTAGGGACATGAAAAATAATATAGACGCAACGGATTTAGCAAAAAATACGAGCTTGTTTGGCGAATTAAAACAACTAGCATCCAGTTGTATGAACCTTATTACTGTATTGGAAATATTAACCAAAAGGGCAATGGCGATTATTGCGCTTGTGATATTCCAAAAAGTCGGCAAAAAGGGCTCGATATTGGAGTTAAATGCGACTAATTGCAAATTTGCAACACCCATGATTTCTCCCGAATATAAAAATACAATCAAACAGACAACAGTTGGGATAATACCTGCAAGCGCAATATACAACGCCTTATCTTGGTCAATTACTCGTGCATTTGGCATGGCAATACCTCCCTATTCACAGTCGGTGCTTGCCCTAGGAACTGACAACAGCTTTGCCATACATCAAGAAGCGGGCAAGCATAAACTCTTGATGTCTTTTCATTTCTTCCAAATTTGCCCCTCCTTCTGTAACTTTTCACAAAAAACTACGAATAAAATAAAATATATTGCATATACTGTATACCCATATACATTGGTTGTCAATCATATTCTTGTCATGCAATATGCACAAAGTCAGTGGAGAATTTGACTTTCGTATTGTGATATGATACAATATGAAGGTAAGGAGAAAAATTTGAACAGGATTACTAAAATTCAGAATATTTTAATGCACGAGAAAAAACTAATAATGCAAACAATGGACGACTATCAAGATACCCTTTTAAGTTTGCCACCCAAGGGAACACTTGTTGTTAAAAATAGAAAATATTACCTCAGTCATTATTCTTCGAAAACTCAAAATAGCACAGCTATCTATGTGGGCGACAAACAAGCGGCACTAGTTATGCAAAAGAAAGTTGATATGCGCAGAAAAATCGAAAGCGAATTAAAGCAACTTAAAAAAGAACTAAAAGCACTTGAAAGAGCTTTAGAGCCTATTCAAAGATACACTTCAAAAACAATTGATGGCGGAGCACCCCCACCACCCAAAAATAAAACGAATGTTCGTCTTGAAATTAGGTAATAAAGGCGAGGACTAACAGAAAGTAAATCCTTGCCTTGACAGGCGATTTTTATACTTACATAATGAAGTAACCATAAGGGCGTGATTATAATATGAATTACATTCTAATGCACCGCAAGATACCAGTTGCGGAAATTGTTATTCGTGAGAAAAAAGCAAGAATTTCCGCTATCGGTAATGTTTTTAATCGTGAGCATTTGCCAATTGGAATTACAATACAAGATGGAAAACCGGATATAGATGATTTGGAAGATTGGTGGCAGGGGCGTTCAATTCCTGCGAGCCGTCAAAATTTCCGCAAGGCGTTAGAAGATATGGGTGTTTCTTCTTCCTCGCAGCTTCTTACAAAATGTTTTGGGCTTTCTCTTTCTGACCAGTATTGGGTAAATCCCATAGATTCCCCTTTAGAATGGGAGAAGATAAATTTTTTTGATAATTCTTTTTCTGAGGACGTGGGGAATGCTTTTTTTCAGACGATACCCAAAAGACACCCCCTTAACTTATGCGCACCCGATAACACTTCTGACGGAGTATTAAAAAAGAAGTGGAGAATAATTGATGGAAAAAGATATTTAATAAAAGGGGGGAGCGACCCCTCGCACCAAGAGCCGTGCAACGAAGCAATTGCTACGTTAATTATGCGCCGTCTTAAAATAGACCACGTTCCATATGGCGTTATTTTAGAGGATGGTTTTCCGTATAGTGTTTGTGAGAATTTTATAGACAGGAATACGGAACTTGTAAGCGGTTTTTATATTCACAATGTAAAAAGAATAGAAAACGCAGACAATTTTTATAAACATTTTTTAGAATGTTGCTCCATTTTAGGCATACAAAATGCAAAAGAAAATTTTGACAAAATGCTTGCATTGGATTATTTAATTGCCAACAAAGATAGACATATGAATAATTTTGGAGCTATTCGCAATGCTAAAACACTTGAATGGATTGGTATTGCGCCTGTTTTTGATAGCGGAACTTCACTATGGCACAATCAGTTTAATGTTCAGGCAGAAAATGCGCCATGTAGCGAACCTTTCCGTAGCACTCACGATGAGCAAATAAAAGATATTACAGATTTTTCATGGATAGATTTGTCCGCACTTGTAGGCATGGAAGACGATATTGCAGATATTCTTTCAACATCTCCATATATTGATAAAAAACGGATAGACGATATTTGCAGTGCTTTTAATGCAAGAGTAAAATCTCTTAGTCAATATGTGCGTAGCCTGCAACCTAAGAAAATTGTAGTTCATAACCCCTACTTGAGATAAGGGAGAACAATCTACCGTCCACGGATAAATGTGCGTATAATTTCTCGCTCATGCTCCTACACTTTTAGTAATGCCTTCTGCTTTTCGGGGTCTAGGTCTTGCAAAATGCGCGTGAAATTTTCCTTGCTTATGCTATCCAAAATGCGCTGATTCTCCGTTTGTGATATTATATATTGCGCTGACTGCTTTTGCGGTTGGCTTTGTTTTTCCAACTCGGATAAGCGGTTATATATTTTCTGTTTGTCGTGGGAAATATCCGCGAGTAGCTTCTGTTTTTGGTATTCCAATAAAAACTCGTCTTGCTGTGATTTTATCGGGTCAAGTTTGTTTTGCAACTCGGCTACTATGCGCTGTTTGTCTGTTGCTTTTTGCTCTAATCGCTTAATCTCTGCTGTGGCTTGTTCGGGGCTGATGTTGTATTCTCGCGCAAAATATGAGGTTGCTTGCTCGTATGACCGCTCATGTTTCTGTATAAGGCTGTCAATGTCTTTTTTATTCGTAAAAAAGCCCATATTTTCGCGTTCGGCTTTCAACTCGTCCAATCGGCTTTTCGTGTTTCGTATATGCTCGGCTCTCTCGTCAATGTTTTCTGCCGTGGTTCGCATTGCTTGCATTTCTCGCCGTAACGCTATGGTTTGCGCCCTAAGTGCTTTTGTTTCTCTGTTTAGTATCAAATGCATTTCTCGTAGTTCGTGCATATACTCTGCGTGTTTTTCCAGTGTGCGGTCGGCATTTCTGCGCTTGATTTCTAAATTTTCGGCTTTGGCTTTGGGGTCGCGTCCTTCGTGTATGGTAGGCTCTCTGTCTATGCCTTGCGCTTGCAATGTTCGGTGGTCTATGCGTTCGTCTAAACCTTTCGCCTTGAATTTTTCGTTGCATATGTTCGCCCAGTTTTCGCGCCACTCTTCCAACTGCTCTACCTTGTTCCAATCCCTGTTCTTGTTGCCAAAACCGCTTTTTGTTACATGGCGTGTTGTTAGCATTACATGAGAATGTGGGTTTCCGTCTAGTTTATCATGTATTGCAAAATCTGCACACATACCCTTATCAACAAAATTTTTTTGCAAGTATTCTCTCGTTAATGCTATTTGCTCTTCCCTGCTAAACTCAACAGGAAGGGCAATGTCAAACTCTCTTGCCGTTTGCGAATCGCTCCGTTTTTCTGATTTTTCTACTTCGTTCCATAACGTGGAACGTTCCGCATATTCATTAGGCGCATTTTCGGGCAACATAATTTCAGTATACACAACATCTTTTTTGCGTGTGTAATCGTGCCATCGTCCATCATGCTCATTATATATTTTCTCACTTGCACGATAAGCAATGGCGGCAACTGCTGACCGCCCCGTGCTACGTTTAATCATCTGAACGTGCAAATGATAATCTGCCATGATTGCACCGCCTTTCTTTTATTAAAATATGCGCCGACACTTCAAAAAGTGACGGCGCATATTTTAATGGGGCGCAAGCCCCCACCCCCACGAAGTGGGCGCACACGTTACGCAGTAATGTTCATAGTTCTACATTTCTTGTCCTATTTGTGCAAGGCAATTACTTATTATTTCAGATGAGCATTATTAGCACAGTGGGTATTATACCCCTTGCTGTGCCGCAATGCCTAAGTTAGAGCAATTCTCTGAGAACAGGGATAATATTTTCAAAATATCGGAAAGCTGGTACTTCCATGTCTTGACGGTGCAGGGCAACGTCACGAAACCACAATCCGTATTCTTTCGTTTTAAGGTCATGTTCGTTTGTTAGCATTCCGACCCGTTTTGCGGATATACCCAGCTTTTTGCCGATTTCCGTGGCTGTATATGTACGCTCCGGCAATTCCGGCAATGGAATAAGCGGCTTTCCAGCTAAAACCTCAGATGCATAGCTGTCCAGAATTTTAGCATATTCTGTGCTGCGATATAATGCCGCCAAATTCTCATATTCACGCGCTTTTCGCGCTTGTGCGTTTAATAATCTGCTTTCGGCAATCATGTGTTGGTTTTCGCTGACTTGCGCGACAAGACGATATTGTCCCGAAATTAACGAAGTCATAACTTTCCAAGTAAAATCCATAAAGTCATCTGCTTTTGGTTGTTTGCTTCTGCGACAAATTTCCATTATTCCCATGCGGCTGTAAAGTATGACATCTCTGGTCTTTCCGTCAACTGTTACCACTTTGGTAACAGTTGAAAATTTATCCAATCTCTCTTTATATCTGTCATGTATTTTCGTTATTGCTATACGAGGACTACTGTAGCCCAAAGCAATGCCAATCTGTTCTCTCGTCATGTAATAATCTTCTTCATCTTGATAAATATCACACTGCAAGCCTTCAAATGCTTCAGTTGTTATTAATTTGGGTTCATCCACGATAATCACCTCGTATATCAATATATGCGCGGCTGATTGTCCGTGATTCTTGTTATTTCGACATGACTTGTACTTAATAATCAATTTGAAGTGTACTCGTTTTGGATACAGTTGAATAATCCAGTAAATTCAATGGGTTGCGACCCATGTGTTGTTTATTGATGGTGTCCCGAAAGTGATTTATGATGGCTATACCCCGAAGGGAGGTGCGGCTTTTGCAAGCGCGGAAAGCCCAAGGGGAATATAACGAAAAGGGGCAACAGCCAATGCAAAATTACAAATTCAACGTGAGCGGAAAAGAAAGAAAAAAATTGGTGGAGGCGATTAGCGAGATTTTGGAAGTCGAAGCCATCTACCAAAAAGCACCAACGTATTCATATCAGATTGGAAACTTGGTGGTGGACAGAGAAGGCACTGTCATCGGTGAATTTCAAGCCGAATTTTTAACAGCCCTTGCCGAACGCGGTTTCGTGCCAGAAAGCGATGCGCCGGAGGCAACAACCGAGCAAAAAATAGAAACCTCGGAAGAAGCCACTGTGCCAGAAGCCCAAACATCGGCAATCCCAATCGAGTTGGAGTTGCCCACCGACAGCATTAGCATTGATATTCCGCTGGACGGATTTACGCCGGAGGCGATAGACAATCTTTGCAAGCTAGTGTTGGCGAAGGAACCTTTGATAAAAATGGCAATCGGTGCGGATGACTTACCCATCCGAGTTCTGCCAGACCGCATTTCCTTTGATTGGTTCAAAATTTCCGACAGCGAAAATATTATGGAATACACAAAATTCATAACTGCTTTATGTGAAACGGCAAAGCGCAAAAAGCGTGTGACTGCAAGGGCAAATGGCGATTTTGAAAACCCTCGGTTCAGTATGCGTACTTGGCTCACCGCGCTGGGCATGGCAGGGCGTGGGTACTCTCAAATCCGCCGATTACTTACATCCAACCTTCCGGGTAATGGCGCGTATAGATATGGGAAGCCCGACAATGGCGTAATTCCACGGAAACGTGAGAATATTCACCGCGAAGTCGTGTCAATTCGGCTCACTCCCGATACAATTGAAAAACTGAACACACTCGCCGCAAAAATGGAAGCCGAAACAGGACAACGCATCAGTAAAAATATGCTCATCGAACAAGCGGCAGAGGCTTTTGTCACGGCACACGTCGCTGAATCCGCGCCGGAAACCGAAACCGTAGGGGATACGCCGGAGGCATAATCCGAAGCCCCACGCGAAAAGCAAGCATTTTCCAAGCGCAGTCTCCGCAGGGAGGCTTTCGCTTGTTGGTGTTCCTTCATTATATATGATATATGGACAAGGTTTGTGGGATGCAAATATTCCAGCCCACAATTATCCGCTTTCAGTACATAAAACACAATAAGCACAAGGGTTTATACGATACCCTCTGCTCCCAGCAACGGTGGTTGTAGTGCAGTTATACCAATGCTAATTCTTCTTTCAGTTCTGCAACTTGAGAATCTGTTAATCTAAGTGTTTTTGCAACATATTTGAGACTCTGTCCGTCTTTTAGAAATTCCTTTGCGGCTTTTAAATAGCCATCTTCTTCACGGATATCCATCTCATCCTCAATAGTGCATTCCCATGCCAACATATCACAGACCTCCCTGTAGTGTTTTTCTAAAAACTCAGCTAAGATGCCTTTGTCCATACAGTGCTTCACTGCCAACGGTATCGCTTTGTCTCTTGGCGTGTTCTCATCCAGATGCTTCCGAATTTGGCTCATCAAATACGCATACCCATCCAGCGATGGGCTTTTCCGCAGGGCATCGCTTCCACTGCCATAATTCACATCTATGACCTTAACTTCCAACTCCAGCGAGAAGCTGTGGTCATCAAAGCGGAAAGCATCGGACAATTTCAACACATCATGTTCCAATTTTTCCTTGCCGTTGTACAGCACATAAAATTTTGGAGTCGGAATTGTGACCAGCTTATTCCTGTACAATGCGCGTTTGTTCGGAATCCATGTATATAAAATATCTGAAACATACGGCAGAAAGCGAACAGGCATATTGGGGTTCAGCGTACCTTGATGTTCTTTCATCGCCAGCAGTTGGTTGTTCACAACCATCGCCAAGTCATTATTACGCCTTGTGATAGATTTGTCACCGAAGGAAAAAATACGCAAATCATCATCCGTTGTAAAATTCGTATCCGCGACAGCATTGCACAACTCAAGGGCGCGTTCTTCTTCGTGGAATAAAGCCCGAAAAAGTGTGTCCTTAAATTTCATATCGCTTTTTTGTGTCGGACGAGTATCCATCAGCATTCTCCCCTCATGGATGAATTATACCATGAGATGTTGGGTTCAGCCAAGAAAAAACCGCAATTTCTCCCTGTGCATCCCATCTGAGCCGCACACCCTGCCCATCTGCCGAGGATTTCGCGACTTTCCGCGCCGGAAGGCTTGCCCAAATTCCACCGAAGGGCGAGGGCTTGGCGGCAACTTCCCGACCCCGATAGCCAGTCCTTTTGCCCCAAAACCCCCGTACCCCCGAAAAGTTCTTATGTTCCCGAAAATTTTGATATTCTGTGAAAAATTCAAAAAAGGTGCGTCCCTTTCAAAAACAAAGCCAGCAATTTAGCACTGATTTCGCGTAGCTTGATTCTTGAATAAGGGAAAATTAACACGCGACCCATTGCCGGTGGTGGCAGAGGTAGCACAGGTTTTGTCATCCCCCCTCCCGTCATTTTGCACAAAAGATTCTCGCTTACTGTAACCAAGTAACCACTGTGACCAGTGCTTTTTATACACCACAGAAATTTATACGAGTGTAAAAATATATGAGTGTATTATGCTCAAATGTTTTCCATGTACCTACCCATATATAATAAAAACTGGTTACAATATAAAAAACGGTTACGCTTTATCTTTCGTATTATCGCTTTCCATGAATGCCGAAACATTGCAAACACGCTGTAAAGCCTCGTAGTCCACCTTCCAGACTTTGGTGCTGACACCCTTTATCCGGGCAGTAGTGTTGGCTTTTATGCAGTATGCCGATTTGCGAAATTGCTTTCTGAATTCGTTTAGTGACAGCACCTCGCCAACGATGGCGTAGTCCTTCCGATACTTGGTATATTTATCGTATGCTTGCTCAAGGCGCAGACAAAGGTGTCTCCCTGCGGCTTCGAAACAATAATCTGCATTATGCTTGAGCCGCATCCGCGCCATTATCTCGAAGGTTTCTTCGATGATGGACTTGTTGAAGTTGCTTCCATCCAGCAGATACTCACGCACTGCTTGGGATAGATACTTGGCACAGTCGTTAAGTGATGGCGAGAAGTAGTAATCCCAAGAATGTCCGAAATTGGAACAAAGGCGTTCAATCGGCCTCAACCCAGCATACAAGCAAGCAAGGTTGCTGGTAATACGGGCAGGGAAATCGTCCAATAAATACAACCTTTCCCCTTCATCATACCATTTCCAAACGTCATCCATCGTCAACCCCAGCGCGGTATCCAGCAGACTTCGTCCGAAACATGACAACAGTGCATCGTCTCTCCGCAGGCGTTTGAATGCCGTTTGGTAATTTTCATTCGTCAAATCGTTCTTAGAAAACAACAACTCGATACTTCGCTCACGAATAGCGGCTTCTTGCGCGGATTGTTCTCCGGCAATGGCAATTGGTGCGCGTAATTCATAAGTAATGCTGGTCTGGTCGGCTTTGCCACGTACTCCATCATGTCCATCGTAGGCATCGCGGAGGTGGTTGCACATGGCATTTAATCTATTTTTCTCCAGCGATGTGGGCTTAAATTCGTTGAAGGTTTGTGGAATTACATTGCTGGAGCGAGATTCGTTCATCAGTGCGAATGGTGTAACTTGGGATACAGCTTGAATTTTCACCTTTCGCGCAAAAATGGGTAAAACGATTTTTTCCAGAGTGTTCGATTTACCGCTCCCCTGTTCGCCAACGAGGGACAGATGGGGATACTTTGAATCAATGGGCTTTCGTTTGAGAAACGGTTTTATGAAGCATCCGGAAGTCCATGCCAGTACAGGCACAGTTTTTGCTGGCTCATTATAAGCGAGGATTAATTCACCCAGCGACTGTAACTGTTCGGATGTAATAAACGGGTAATCCAGTATGCGTGTGTCAAGCTGGCGATATTTCTCCAATTGGATAATATCGTCCACGGGTTCGCCTTTGGTTGTCACCGCTTTTGTGTTTGTGACAAATACCATTTGCCCCTCGCGCCGATATATACCCATCGCCTGTACGCCGCGCTTATTCTTCCAGCCAAGTCTGTCGATAAATTCTTTCATGTCTTCCAAGCCTTTGTCCGAGCCGAAAAAGCAGAAGCTAATGGAGTTTTTATTCAGTACTTTTTTGAATCGCTGAACATTGGAAAAATCGTCAGCAAGGAAACTTTGGTGTCGCACCTTACCTTCCACGTTTACCAATTCGCAGTTTATCTGGGCTTCGTCATCCCCATGTAAAATTTCGATGGGCTTAACGATGAAGTTTGTCAGCCGCTCGATATTTTCGCCACGCTTGCGGTAATATGCCCCACCTTGTTCGAATACTGCCAAAGGCGTTTGCTGGACGGGTGTTTTTGGTGCGAATGTTTCTTTGGTAAAATCACACGCATTACGAACGGTGACTTGCCCATATGTTAATCCTCCGGCAAAGTGCGGTGTGTCCCATTTGTCGCGCATCAAGCCGGATTGTCGGAATAAACGGTGCATCTGCTCTTCATCGCGGTTTGACCAGAACGCTAATTTGCCGCATAAGGCGAAGTCTGCCTCGGATTGGGATGGGTACTTCCCCTGCCATGCTCCGCTGTCGCTCCATCTTTGGCAGCATTAGCCATTTCTAAAAGTCGCTCATCCGTAAGATGTGAGCCGCTATGTTGTTGGATATTGGCTTGGTTGGCTGTCTTTTTCTTCGATTTAGACTGCTTTGGTGGGTTAAGATATGTTGAATATATCCATTCCAACACTCCATTATCATGAGCAATATTATCAGCACAGTTGGTGTATCTGCTCCCGGTTATCGTGAAGTAGCGGCTTGCACCGTACATTTCCACACCGACAGCATCGTTTTTCTTGCCTTTGCCGTTTCCGGGCATTTTGCCGCGAATCAGAAAATGGAGTCCGTTGCCGGATGGGGATATCTCAATGTAGGTCTGCGGTATTTTTGCAAGGACAGAAGCGGCTAATTCATTGGGCTGACCATCAATCAAGCAGTCATCCAAGTCATTAGCAATTATACCATTTTCTTCAGTAAACACAAAACCGATGCCGTTCAATTTGTATTTTCCCACCGCCGCCAGTGCTTGCTCCAATGTACGGAATGTTTAGCGGTACACGCAGAAAAGGTTTTTGCCGGTGAAAATGAAATAAACAATAACGCGCTTTATTTGTTGCGGCGTATAAAACGTTTTGGGCAAAAGGAAGTACAAAAGCGTAAAATGTGGCGTGGCGTACAAACGAGGTTGCGGAACATTGAAAAACTAAACGATATTTTACACTTTTTAGAGGGGCGGGGATATTTGAAAGTGGAGAAATCTTCTACCGGGGGCAGACCCGCAGAGTTAATAAAAATCAATCCCGCTTTTTTGGATGATACAACGGTACAGTAAAATGTACATATTTTGCAAAACAGCAAAAACACGATTTTGAATATTGGCGCGTTTTCGGTGTATTTTGGGTACATTCCAAAGTCATAAAACCGATAACGCGCCAATATACTTTTTAATGAATACAGTAATAGCGGCGTTTTTCGGATGTTTTCAAGCGTAAAATCATTACAGGGTAATGTCTAAAGTGTCTAAAGCCTTTTTCATAATATGAGGGTGAAAAAGCGGGGAAGCGTACAAGGTATTTTGTACCCGGAACACGCCGCAAAGCGTGAAAAATGCTTTATAAGATTTTGCACAACGGCAATACAACGGACAAAGTACAAAAAATCGAATGTACCAAAATACGCAAAAACAGCAAAACGGCAAAAATACCGCTTGCAATTTTGGGGAAGTAGTACAGGAATATTCATTGATTTTACTGCATATTTATGATTATGACAAGCAAGAAAAAGCCCGCAAAATTGAGTAAATACGGTGCATAGGACAAATGTAAATGTACTGTATTTGCATGATAAAGCGGGAAAAAGGCTTTAGACACTTTAGACAGTGCTATTTAACAATTTTGCGAGGGGGTGAACGATTGAATTTTATTAAACGGTTATTCAAGCCCAAAGAAACGCCGCCGGAAATGCGGGTAAACATTCCGATAAATAGCGGCTTCTCTCCTTTTTCCGGCGCGGCATATGATAACGCTATTTTCCGGGGAGCGGTTGACACAATAGCCAAACACGCCGCGAAGCTGAAACCGTACACCATGCCAACAATACAGCGGCTTGACAGGGTTTTGCAGATAGAACCCAACCCATATATAAGCGCGTATGATTTACTTTACAAAGCCGCAACCGCTTATTTTTGCGATAATAACGCATTTATTCTCATACACCGCGACAATAACGAGAATGTAACCGCGCTTTACAATCTAACCCCGGCAAGCGTTGAATTTTTGCAAGGTGAGGAAAACGGCGGCGCATTGTATTGTAAATTCACATTCAAAGACGGCGCAAATGTGATAATTCCGTACAACGATATTATACATTTGCGGCGGCATTTTGCAAAAAATGAACTTTTGGGAACGGATAACGCCGCCTTATTCCCGGCATTGGAAACAGCACACGCACAAACCGAGGGCATAAAGGCGATTATAGAAAACGGCGTTACAATCCGGGGCGTTCTGCAATTCACAAGTATTTTGAATGATGACAAATTGAAAGAAGCAAAGGACAGATATGTTAAAGAATACTTACAAATGAATAATAGCGGCGGCGTTATCGCTATTGATAACAGGATAGAGTACACACCAATAACCACAAGCGGCACACCAACAATAGACCCGGCACAACTAACAGCGGTACAAAGTCAAATATACTCATATTTGAACATATCCGCAAAAATGGTTAGCGGCGAATATTCCGAGGATGATTTTGCGGCGTTCTATGAGAGCGTTATAGAACCGTTTGCGCTACAAATGAGCCTTGAATACACACGAAAGATATTTACACCGCGAGAGCGGGCATTTGGGCGAGAGGTTATTTTTGGCGGGGAACGGTTAGAATTTGCAAGCGCAAAAACGCGCATATCTATGTTAAAAGAATTGTTACCCTATGGACTTCTAACCATAAACGAGAGCCGCAAAATTCTATCATTGCCGGAATTGCCGGACGGTGATAAACGCTTGCAAAGTCTTAATTTTGTAAATGCTGCAAAAGCGGATGAATACCAAGAAGTGGAAAGCGAGGAAAGCGAAAATGCAAACACGGATATGTGAGGTAAGAGCGGCAAATACACCGCTTGTTATTGAGGGTTTAGCGATACCATACGAAACCCCGGCAGAAATACACGGTTATACCGAAATTGTAAGGGCGGGGGCGTTGGATGGCGTAAATTTAGATGATATTTTGCTATGTTGTAACCATAATATGGCAGATGTGCCGTTAGCGCGTTCTCCAAAGACCATGCAATTAAACATAAGCGGCGCGGGTTTAGAATTTAAGGCAACTTTACCCGATACGGAACAAGGGCGAGAAGTATATACAGCGGTAAAGCGTGGGGATTTAACAAAAATGTCTTTTGCGTTTTCCGTAGCAGAAAACGGCGAAGCATTTGAGAATAACACGCGAACCATAACCAAAATAGAGCGGATATTTGAAATAAGCCCGGTAAATTTTCCGGCGTATAATGATACAGCGGTTTTTGCACGAAACAAAAGCAACACAGCCCAAAATATAAGCGGAAAAGGGGAAAACACCATGCAGAATTTTAACCCGGTAACAGGCGCGGCGGCGGCGTTCGAGGGCGGCGCGGAACGGAATAACGATACAACAAAAGCAGAATACAAAAGCGCGTTTTTTAAGTCTATGTTAGGGCAAACACTAACAGCCGGGGAAACCCGCGCATTTAACGCCGCAAAAGCAGAAAAAAGAGCGGATGTTTTTAACACTCTTACAAATTCGGCGGCGGTTGTGCCAGATGAAACACTAAACGAAATTATAAGCAAAGCGCGTACAATGGGCGGGTTATTTTCTGAAATCCGTATGTTTACTATTCCGTCAAATGTCACTGTACCCATAGGCACACCAACCGGGGCGGCGTTATGGCATATTGAGGGTACACCAGTTGACCGGGAAAAAGCAAATGTAAACCCGGTTAATTTTGCGGGTTACGAGTTATTAAAAATCTTTTCGTTATCGGTTGCCGCAAAGCGTATGAGTGTTACAGCGTTCGAGCGGTACATAACCGAGGAACTAACCGAAAGCATACGCGCCGCATTAAACGAAGCAATATTAAACGGTACAGGAACAGGACAGCCGACCGGGTTATTATCCGGCATAACGTGGGATAGCACTAACAGCATAGATGTATCTACATTTAGCGGGGATGATGTTTTAACGCTTATGTCTATGCTTGCGCGTGGGTACGGAAACGGCGCGAAAGGTATCTTTTTTTATACACACGCACGCACGCGCACGAGATAAAAAATATCTTTCTCGTATGTATACAATATATTGGTTACATAGATACATAGATACAAAAGGGGAGTTTTGCTGATAAACACTAGGTTTTTGGTGTAGCCCCAAATTGCCACCAAGAACTTATAAAAATCATCAGCCGACATTTTGTCATTGAGAATTGACCGCTTTTTCCAACTTGGGTGTTCCGAGCCGCCGAAATCAACATTCCAAGGAGGGTCGGTGAACAACATTTTGGCTTTTTTACTAGCCATTAACTTCAAAACTTGGCTAATATCCGTGGAATCCCCGCACATAAGCCGATGCCGCCCTATCTCCCAAACATCACCAAGTTTTGTAACAGCAGTTTCGATTGCGGCAAGTTCCTCTGCCGTGCTAAACTCGTCTTGGGTGACACCACCACTTTTGCGATTAAGTTCTTGGAAAAGTTTATCCATTTCCTTTTGCTCGAAGCCTGTCAGTTCAAAACCCATGCCGCTGTCATCCAGTTCGGTGAAAACCTTTGCCAGCTTCTCCAAATCCCACTCGCCGGAAATTTTATTCAGCGCAACATTTAACGCTTTTTCCCGTGTTTCGTTCATGTCCACAACAACGCATTCAATTTCAGTATAGCCAAGTTGTACCAACACTTTCAAACGCTGATGACCGCCAACAATAAGCCCTGTGCGTTTGTTCCAGATGATGGGTTCTACATAGCCAAACTCCTCCACGGAACGCAAAAGTTTCTCATATTCCGTATCGCCGGGTTTAAGGTCAAGGCGCGGATTATACTTCGCCGGATTCAGCTTGCTCACTGGTAATTTCTGAATGTCCATAGAGTACTTGGCTTGTGTAAGCCCCAACTCCGTCCGCAGTTCTTTTATCCTGTCTTTAATTTCCAT